TAGAGGTGTTTATGCTTCCGCAAAGGTTTTTGTTTTGTTCAATTTGGCACGTGACCTGTGAACTAAAATATGGGTTCCAAATAAGTGGCGGGCAACCGCCCCACAAGACCATGTTGTTGAGACAGTAAGTCGTGTCGCAAGATCCTTTTAACGATCTCAGGATACCTCACTGATTGCTCCTCGCCAGGAGCAGTCATCATACTATGGTTGATTGAGTGTTTGACGTCGTCGGAATTGAGGAATGGCAAGAAATTAATCTTCATAATCTTGCCGACGAACTGCGACTCTAACTCGATCTGCTTTTCTACGCTGATCCCGTACCTTTCAGCAACTGTGACTCGAGACGACATCGCAACAACAGGCCTTTTCTTCCAGGCCTGAGTTTCGACCGCCTTGTCATACAAGTGCATTTTCCATACGTCCAAGTCATTCACCTTCATCATGGTGTGATTGGTAGTCAAGTCACAAACGTGCTGACACAGGGGCCCAACGACCGGACAATCGTTGAAGCTGTATTTGTAGCTGAGGGCTTTCGCGCGCAACAGCGCCCATTGTTTGGATTCACGGCAACTTGCGTATCGGGCAGGCAGGACAAAGAAGTTCCTCAGGAATTTGATGGGATCATATAGAACTTTCAGGTCTGCACTTTCACAGACAATGCCACAATAGCTCGCTTTGCCAAAATGGGGAACGATGTCGAATTTTAGGATTAGTCCCAGGTCAGAAATCAACTTCTCATCTACGCTCTTAGCCACGCATATACCGTCATCCCCTTCACAGAACCCTCGAAAGGTCTTGAAGGCTCGCTCAGGCATGTTGGGCCCTTTGGGCGTTGTAAGATACATCATGGTTAAGAGGTTCAGGAGGCCGTTGGACGATGAAGTCCACATGGCTCCTGACATTAACCTTTCGCTGATGCTTGCAGTCAATTTAGAGAATTTGCACTTGTTGTTGCCCAACACCATCTTCCGAATCATCGCTTTCACAGGCTCTATGCCCTCGATGTCGGATAGTGAATGAGCGAGCCAAAACGCCACAACCTCCGATCTCTCTTCGGTATGGTGGGCTTCAAATGATGAGAAATCTGTCTCCATCACTCGTTCGTCTCCGAACGTCTCATACAACAGGCGCGGCCAATCCTTTGGATCCGTGCCCTTAGTGTAAAATCGCAGTGAGAATAAGGCCTTGTCAGCGGCGTGGATGAATGGTGCCAACAAAGTTTTTGATTCGTCACTGTAGGAACTGATCCCCCTCGCAATCTTCGGGGATCCGAAACACTCGTTCGTTTTGATAAATGATTTGCACTCGAGATACTTGTCTTTGAGGTAATAAACACTGTCGCGTATGTCGAAGAGCATCTTCTTCCTGGATGGTGAGTAACTGGATGCACTCAACCACTCGTCGAAGGTTGGTACCGTCCCTGGCAGAACCTTAGGGACGTACTTGACGATAAATTCTTTTGCAAAACTAACAAAATCA